AGGGTTGGGACAGTTCAATGTAAGTGGGGTTAATGGCTACAACCCCGCGTCAATTGGCGGGAGTCGTCAAGCTCCAGATAATGTGCCTGAGTCAGATGGTTACCAGAATTTCGGAACGGCCGGTGCAATATTTTTAGCTCCAGCTTTTTACGCGTCACCCGTTTTATTTAACCGCCTGGAGTTAAGAATTAATACGCCCGGCGCGGCGGATTCGACTGTCGAGGCGGGTATCTACAGGTATAGAGATAGACCGATTTTTGCTACCGACTGCGGTAAGCCAGGGAAAATTCTAGTAAAAGCAGAGTTTGATGCAACTATCACAGGTAGCCAACTGGTTCCTGTTCCGCTTCAGATTATGCCGCCAAGTCGCACGTATTCCGCAACGTGGTCAGAGGACACGGCGGTGACGGTTCTCCGGGCGGCTATAAGGACTCATAGCGGTGCGTCTGGCTTGTTTGCATTTAGCACAGAGGGGGCGACTGTATTTCGTTTAAATGGTCAGTTAGGCTTGGTTGATGATTTATCGTCTGAAGACACTTACGCCCAAGAGGGCACTTTCCGCGGTCATATTGTGGGGTTGGCTTATGTCCCTGATTAAAAATGAAAAAGGCAGATATTTTGAGGATGAATGCGTAAAACGTGGTTACTCAGTTGTTACTGATGCAGGGATTTTCAAATATTCACCCAAAGCCGAAGTTGAAGCTCTTTACGAGTCTTTCGATCCGTTACCGATGGCCCAAGCTGACGCAATAATGTTAATCAACGAAGCCGCCGCGAATGCCCGGTTACGCTATGCCACAGATATTCCTTTCCAAACCGAAGCATACAAAACCAAGTATGAAGATTGTGCGGCGTTCAAAGCGGCGGGCTATCCGGAACAGGACATCGAGCAGTACAAATACGTGCATGCACGGGCGGTCCGGTTCGGTGTAACGGGTCAAGTGGCTGCTGATGAAATCATCGCCATTCGTAGTTTTTGGGATAACAAAATGTTTGTTATTGAAAACACGCGTGATGCTGGCAATGAAGCAGTGGCTGCATGCACAGATTGGACGCAATGCAAAGCAGCTGCTCAGGGGTTTATTGAAACACTTGAGGCGGTCTAATGCTTGGGCTTTATCCTTTAGGGTATCAGCCGCTGGGGTGGGGTGGAAGTGCTACTGAGCCATCAGGTATTACCTTGTCACCTGCATCATTACGCTCAGCCAGCCGATTGGCTTCACCAGTCGTAACGCAGGCACACATAATACAGCCAGATGATGCCCGCTCAGTCAGTCGGTTGGATACGGTTCAGATTAACCAGTCGCACACCATCAGTCCATCTGATGCCCGATCAGAAACAGTACTGGATGCCACTGACTTAACGCAGGCAAATAACCTTGATCCGGATGATGCTCGATCTGCGAGCCGATTAGCTGCATCACTATTAACGCAAAGCCATATTATTTCACCGGCTGATTTAATGTCTGCCAGTGAGTTGGATGTATCAGGGTTGTCGCAAAGCGGCTCGCTTAGCCCAGCCGGTGCGCGGTCGGAAAGCATGCTCGATGCGTCAGCATTAATGCAAGATCATATTATCAGTCCAGATGATGCCCGCTCAGTCAGTCGGTTAAGTGTGACCACACTGATTGCCCAGGGCTCAATTAGCCCGGACGGTTTGCGGTGCGGTACCCGATTGGATTCAGTTTTGCTGGTTCAGGCGAATCAGTTAGCACCTGCCGATTTGCTTAGTGCGTCCAGATTAGATCCTGCAGTGATTACGCAGGCGAATGTGCTGCAGCCTGATGGGTTGCGGTCTGCGTCTTTACTGGATGCCTGCAGCCTCACTGCAGAATTATTTGTGGTACCTGGTTCATTATGGTCTGCAAGCAGGCTGGATGACGCAGCATTAACGCAATCCAGCCAGCTAAGCGTTGCCAGCTTAACCAGTGCATCGCGATTAGATGTAGTGACACTGACATTTGTTAGTGACACAAGAGGTCCGGGCACTCTGTCTATAGCGCTTTCGGGTGCTGAAATGAATGTTCTTAATAATGGCCCCAGTATTTCAATAGGTATTTCACCATGACCGGACCGACACCCGCTTTTGATATCGGTGACAGCCGCACGTTTACAGCCAGCTTATTAAATAAACTTGGCCTGGCAGATGATCCGAGCGTCTTAAGTGTTTGGGTGATCGAGCCAGATGGCGTCATTACGGAATATGCCTATCCGACTGATGCGGAGGTTAGTCGGATTGATCAGGGTGTTTATGCGGTTGATGTGCTGTTCACACAAAAGGGCCGTCACCAGATTAAGTTTATTGGCAGCGGCGATGTTGTAACTGCCGAAGCAATAGAGGTATTCATTCGTGGCTGATATCACTTTTTTCCGCACCGTTGATCCAGTCGATGAGCCAGTCACATTGCAAGAGGCTCGCGATCAATGCCGCCTCGATGATGACGTTGAAGACGGTTTAATCAGTGAATACATCGCCGCTGCACGAGACTATGCCGAGCGGGTCACGGGGTTGCCGTTGATGCCACAAACCTATGTGATGCGGGCTGACTGCTTCAGCTGTGAAATGCCGTTAAAACCCAATCTGATCGAAGTTGAATCCGTGAAATACATAGATACTAATGGCGATCAGCAAACAGTTAGCCCGTTCAATTATGTTGTAGAAACAAATAGTGTGATCGGCACTATCTACCCAGATTATGGCGAGCAGTGGCCATCAACACGTCATCAAAAGAAAGCGGTTGAAGTCACGTTCAAATGTGGCTTTGCTAGTCGTGCCAAGGTGCCTGACACGATTAAATCAGCTATGAAATTATTAATTAACCATTGGCATGAGAATCGCTCAGCCGCAACAGCAGGGGCGATGACGGATATCCCTTATGGCGTCGATATGCTGTTAGGTGTCAATAAATTGTGGCGGGTGTAGCGTGGAGTTTCCAGCAGCTGGCGATATGAATTGCCGGGTAACGATTAAAGACTGGCAGGATGTGCCGAATGCGTATGCTGGTATCGACCAGCAAATGACACAACCCAAAACAGTATGGGCTAAGCGGGAAACCGTTGGCGCGGCTATTCGGCAGGGGTCGGCTCAAATCAATGAGCTGGTTACTGATCGATTTTTTATCCGTTACCGCAAAGCGTTAAAAGACCGGCTTACCAAAGACAGCCGGTTTTATGTGGGCAATACGGAATTTATGGTTCGCAGTTGTAACAATCTTAATCATGCCGATGTATGGCTGGTGATTGAATGTGAGGAAATAGGCGAGCTGTATGAGTGAGCAATCTCAAATAAAAATTGATAGCCTGAGCCTGTGGGATTTTGACCTCGATGTATTACGAGACCGACTTAAAGAAGAAGGCAAAGAATACCGAAAAGAAGCGCGTAAAAGGGTTGCTCGCGATGTGATATCGGGTGGGGGTGAATATCCCGGAAAAAGAACGGGCAATCTACAAAAAACGATATTTGTTAAATATTTTCGCAGTGGTCTTGGTTTCTATATGACCCACAAAATGAAAAAGGATGAGATTCGATATCCATTTGTGCTGGCGTATGGCTCCAAAAAAAGAACTATCTCACCCAGAAAAGACTATATGGAAGACACGGTAATTGCACGCAGAACAGCAACGCTGTTGCGCATTCGTGAATCAGTGAAGAAAAGCATCAAGGCTGAAAAGATTGTATGAATATCACCAATATCATTAATGAAATCAAAGCCAAATGCCCAACGTTTGAGAGCCGAGTTGCCGGTGCTGCAGAGTATGAAGGCTTACGCAGTGCCAGTAATTTACAGGTACCGGCTGCGTATGTGGTGCCGATGGATGAAAGCGCCTCAGCGAATGCCACTGAAAACAGCATTATGCAGACCCTGACGGAAAGCTTCATGGTTGTGGTGGTGATCAATAATCAGGCAGATCCACGCGGTCAGCATGCTTATAACCAGCTGCACGATCTGCGAAAAGAATTATGGCGCGGCATCTTAGGGTGGATTCCAGAAGAAGACTACGACCCGATTGAGTTTAGTGGGGGCAGTATTCTCAATATGGATCGCTTCCGGCTCGATTACGGCTATGAGTTCACCAGTGAATTTACCATTGATAATTCTGATACCCGCATCGCTGATGATGTGGCGGCATTGCCAGCCTTTGAATCAGTCACGATTCAGTTAGATCACAAGACATTGCCACCTGATGGCGTTGTTGATCACGAGATTGAGCTCACTCTCCCTCAATAGGAATCCCTTATGAAAGTGTATCCAGCATCTGGCGGGCAAGTGCCCGATCCGGAACGGGGCGACTATTTGCCCGAATCAGGCCGAAACGTTTCAAAAACACAATATTGGCTACGTCGAATTAAAGACGGCGACGTCACGTTAAACAACCCAACCAAATCGCGAGGTAAGTCAAATGGCCGTAAGCTTTAATACCATTCCGAGCGATGTTCGGGTGCCACTCTTTTATGCAGAGATGGACAATTCCCAGGCATCGTATTTCACTCAGTCACAGCGGATCTTATTGATTGGCCAGAAGCTTGCCAGCGGCGATGCTGCCACCGGCGAAGCATTGCTGGTGTCTCGTACCGACGAAGCTAAGCAGCGCTTTGGTGTCGGCTCGATGCTGGCACGCATGCATGCTGCAGCACGTCGATCTGATGCGGTCGGTGAAATCTGGTGTATCGCATTGGCTGATGATGCTGCTGCTCAACCGGCTGCAGGCAATATTGCTATTGCTGGCCCAGCTACCGCAGCCGGTACGCTTTCAGTTTATATTGCAGGGCAGTTGGTGCGGGTTGGCGTTTCACTGGATGATACCGCTGCTGAAGTTGCCACGGCGATGGTGGCTGCAATAAATGCCCTGACAGAGTTACCGGTCACGGCGGCGATAAATGGATCTGATACCGCTCAAGTTGATTTAACCGCCAAGTGGGAAGGTGAAACCACCAATGATATTACCGTGATATTAAATTATCGCGGTGCTGCCGGTGGTGAGCGTACCCCAGCAGGGCTGGCTTTAACGATTACCGCCATGAGCGGTGGCAGCGCTGATCCGGATATGGATGCTGCCATCCTGGCGATGGGTGATGAAGAGTTTGATTTCATTATTCATCCCTACACCACCACTACCAGCTTGGATGCATTGGCATTAGAGATGAATGACAGCACTGGCCGCTGGTCTTATAGCCGTCAGATTTATGGCCATACATACAGT